TTTCAGATTAGACGGATGTATCTTGGAAAGTTAAAGGGTTTTGGTCAGAAATTTGAGCCACCTAGACCATCACCATACCTAGAGGCACTACTACCATTCTGTAATGGAATTGAACGTAGCAGAGTGACTCTATCGCTCATTCGCGCTGACATCAAGGATAATCATTTAAATATTCATTCAAAACGTCCACTTGATCCACTCTTCAACGAAGCAGTTCGCAGAGCAACGCTTGCATTCCAGCTTGATAGCAGAGTTCCAGTTCTACACCTCAACGATGTATTTGAGCAGGACCTACCTATCTGGAAATCATCACCAGGTCTTCCTTGGTCACAACTTGGATATAAGAACAAAGCGGCCATTCGTGATTGCCCACATGCAAAACAACGCATACGCTGGTTTTGGCACAAGATTAAGTGCGGTGAGAAATTGAATCTTCCTGATTGTTGCGCATTTGTTAGAACACATCTCGTGAAAGCCGGAGAGTCAAAGGTTAGAGCTGTTTGGGGTTATCCCGCTACAGTCACCTTTGCTGAAGCAATGTTTGCCTTGCCACTCATCAGACAGTTCCAGAAATACCGTACACCCATTGCTTACGGGTACGAAACTGGACTCGGTGGTTTGAGGAAAATCTATCATCAGTTCAAGGGCACAAACTTCCTTGGAATTGATTTTAAGAAATTTGACAAACATTTGCCTGCTTGGCTAATCCGTATTGCCTACGATATCTTGGCACTTAATATCGACTTCACCAAATATCAAGACCGTGGTATCCCAGTCGCGTCATCTCTCATACGCATGTACCATATGCTCCAGGAGTATTCCATTAATACACACATCCGAATGTGTAATGGAGATCGTTTTCGCAAACGGTCTGGTCTTGCGAGTGGAAGTTATTTCACTCAACTCGTCGGAAGTATCTGCAATTACATCCTCTTAACATATGCAGCTTTGAAGTACGACGTGACCATCAACAACATCCTCGTTTTCGGAGACGATTCAATCATGGCTACTGATCAACCTCTTACGCCTGATGATGTTGCCGATGCATTAGAGGACATCGGAATGGTTGTCAATGTTGCGAAATCTGAACATTCTCGTAACATATCAAATCTCTCTTTCCTTGGATATCAGATTAATGAGGGATACCCTAAGAAAGATCGAGATAAACAGACAGCTAGTCTTGTATGGCCAGAGAGAAACGATGAGACATGGGATTCTTTAGCATCTAGAGCTCTCGGGATAATGTACGCTAATCTTGGCGTCGATCCTGTAATCGACTTTTGGTGCAGGTCAATTGTAACTTTTAGACCATTCGAATTGGCGTTGACACGTGATCAGCAACGCTGGATGGATCTTTTACAATTAGGCGAAGTCAGTACAACGGATTTTCCAACTCTGTATGACTACATGAGACGACTAACAATAATTTAGAGTCTTAAACTATGACCCCGGGCTATAATAGGGAGAGTT